GGTAACCGGCATCGGCGCCCAGCAGGAAGGGGCGGAAGATGTCGGTATTGCGGATCAGCTCGATCTTGCCGTCCTCGGTGCGGGTATCCACCACCGGGTTGCCGCGCTTGCGCAGGGTGTAGCCGAAGGACGGTTCGTATTGGCTGCGATCGCCCGCTGACTTGACGGTAGGCACGTAGGACAACACGATGTTGTCGCCCCAGATGTCGGTGGTGATGCCCGCATCGCTGGCCTTGACGGCCTTGCCGATCACGATGTTCTCGATCTCGAAGATTTCGCGCAGGTCGGCGAGCTGCACCAGGCGAGACCGGGTATCGGACAGAATGGCCTTGAGCTGCGGGTGGCGCTTGAGCACGCGCCAGGTGGCGTAGCCGATCACCATGGTGTTGGGTTCCTTGACGATCTTGGCGCGCACGGCCGCCTTGGCATCGCTGACCACACCTTCGGGGTCGCTGGTGGCGTCAGTGAAGCGGCTCGCTCCGGACAGAGCGATCTTGTTGCCGACCGCGTAATTGGCCGGGTTTTGCACCATGTCGGCCACCATCACCTCGTGGCGCAGGCGGATACCTTCGACCACCGTGTTGGTGGCGCGGGCTTGCAGCGGGAAGGCGCTTTCAGCGTCTTCGCGGTAGTCGATCGGGTATTCCAGGTCATGCTCGTCCATGGCCACATCGACCGACCCGATGTCTTCGGGGTTGATACGGTTGGACTTGGCGCGCAGTGCGCGCTCGGTGGAATAGACCTTGAAGTGCTCCTTGCCGAACAGCGGAATCTTGCCGCCTTCCTTGTCGACCAGCACGAACGGCATGAGCTGATCGCCCACGAACTGCTCGTTGGTATAGCCGGTGGCCAGGCTGGTGAGTACGGGGTCAACGATCCGTAAATTGCTCAAACGTCCCATGGTTGGTGTGCTCCTGGTTAAGTGGTGTTACTTGAGGACTGCGCGGGCAGCGGTGGCGTAATCCACCTTGTGCTCGGCCATGTGGGCCTTGATGGCCTGGTGTTGCTTGATGCGCTCGGGGTCGGCGCTCTCGGCGAACTGCGCGTCGTCGTCCGTTGCGGCGGTGGTGGCACGGCCGTGGGTCGCTTGCTCGGCGAACTCGACCACCTTGGGCAAGTCGCCCAGGAACGTCTTGAAGGCTCCGGCCAGCGGCTGCTTGGCATCGCCCTCGCCGAACTCCAGGGCGGCATCGGCCTCGCTGAAATCGAGGAAGGCCACCACGGCATCCTTGTGTTTCGGGGCGAGCTTGCCGTCAGAGACAAGCTGCTCGGCGAACGACACGTTGTCATCGTGGCGCTTGGCTTTGGCCGCTGCGGCCTGGCTGGCCTCTGCGGTTGCCAGTTGCGCTTTCAGCTGGGCGTTTTCGGCCTCCAGCGCGGCCTTTTGCTCGGGGGTCACATGATTCTCCTCGTGGGTGGGTTGGTCTGCAAAAGCGGAGGTTTCGGATGTCTCGGGTTGGGCGGCGATGTCGGCCAGCGTCTGGACGTTCCAGGCCGGCAGCGCCTTGTCGGCCTCTTCCAGGCCGAACTTGGCGATCAGCCAGTCGCGCATGCCGCGCCACAGGCCGGCATTGGTGCGGTCTTCCCAGTCGCCGAACTCGATGGTGATTTCGTCGCCATCGGCGAAATTGACGGACTTGAGGCCTTTCACGGCCGGCGGCTGGGCGCCCAGGAAGCCGACGTGGCGCAGGTAGTAAGAGCCGGGCTTCGGGTTGCGCGGCGAGTCAGGGGCGAAGAAGCTGGCAGAGACTTTCTTGAAACGCTTGGCTTTCACCAGCTCGGCGAACTCGGCGTCGACGTCCTGCGGTTCGGCATTGACGATGCCATCCGCGAAGCTGAGCGACTTGACCCAGCCGTAAGCGGGCGCATCCAGCTTGGGGTGTCCGACGACGAGCGGCGCGTCATAGATCGCCGGGTCGTAGGCATCGACCATCGCCTGAAGGTCGGATTCGGAGAAATCCAGCACAGCACCGCTCATGGCGGTGTGCTTGCCGGGCTTAAAAATCTCGATGGGGGCTGGTGTTTTCATGCCGCCATGATCGGCGGCGGGCGGGGGATGGTCTTTTAATCGACTTTACAATTCCGCGCCTGGGTGAAAAACGCGCGGGAGAAGTGGGTCGGCATGCTGCACGTCAAGCCTTTATAAAACCTTACGGCGCAGCAAACGGGGCGAATGGCTATCGTTGCGCGTCCCGGAGGCCACAACGCTCCCAGAGCGGCTAGACGCCTGCCGCCGTTTTCAGGTGCCGCAGGATGGTGTCGAGCACCTCCTCGCGTGCCTCGGGCTGCAGCTTGCCGTCCGTGGTGATCGGCAGATACGGGCGCGCTGGAATCTCGACCTTGCGTCCGCGTCCGGCCTCGCCGCCGAACTGGTGGATCGCCGCATAGACCTTGTTGCTGCCGATTACCGCCTGGTTGCTGTCGTAGTCGGTCGACACCGAAGCGGCCAGCTGGCCAGTGTGCTGCAGGATGCGGAAGCCGGAATCCTGTCTGCGTTGAGCGGCGACCGTCAGTTCGCCGTTCTTCTTGTACGCCTTCTTGCCGCCGAGGCGGGCGTGCTTGGTGGCCTCGCTCAGTGGCTTCCACTTCGGTCGCCCCTCGGTCTCGAAGTTGCGCTCGGTCTCCAGCAGCAGGGCCTGGGCAATCTTGCGCATGGCCGGACTCAGATCGACGCCAGCGTGCTCCAGCCGCTGCAGTGCCGCCTGCAGCTGGCTGTCGTCGATGGTGATGTTGACGAAGTCGCTCACGGCAGTTCCTTCTTGGCCAGCTTGGCCAGCTCGCCGGTGTAGCGCTTGGGGTCGGGTTGCCAAGCGGCGGCACCCGCGTTGTAGCTCCAGCCCACATCGGGCGCGACGGTGATCTGGCGGCGAGTGACCGGGTCGGTTGCGCGGTAGGTGGCCACCTCGCGCATCTCACCGGTCTTTTCGGAGACGAGCCTCATGGCGCTGCCGAGCTTGCCCTCCGAGCTTTCAACCTTGATTCCGCCCTTGGTGAGGTTGTCTTGCGACAGAGCGACCACGCGGCAGCGACAGCCCCAGCCGTTCGGCGGGTAGAACGAACCCCAGAACGGATCGTCGTAGCGGAACACCTTGCCATTCATGGCGCGGTGGCTGGGCCGGGTGCGGCCGTCCAGGATGGCCACGTACTGCCAGTACGGGCGGTCGTCGATGTTCTCCAGCTGGGACTGGAAGCGGCCGGCCATGTAGGCGGTCTGCAGGTTGGTGCGGTAGATCGTCTGCAGGCGCCACGGGCTGCCCAGCTGCACCTGGCTGACCTCGCCGGTATCGGTGTCCACGTGTTCCTGCCTGCCCCACCAGCCCTTGGCCTGCAGCACCGGGGTCAGTTCCTTTGCAAACCATGCAAGGGTCTTGCCTTCCGTGATTGCCTTTTCCACCGCGTCGCGGATGTCCTGCAGGATGTCCAGGCGCGTGGCCTTGGCCACGGTGAACGCCTGGGCCTGGGCGTCCTGCCACAGCTCTTCCCAATCCCAGGTGACTGCATAGCCCTTGCCCTTCAGGTACGCGACCGCCTTCTTGGGCGGCAGGGTCATGCAGTAGGCGAGATCCACTTTAGGCATGGAGGCGGCCCCACAGGTTGGCCACGAAGATCATGCGTGCCAGGCGTTCCTGCAGGCCGGTGGCGTCCATTTCCGGGTACAGTTCGGCGAGCATGCCGAGTAGCTCGTCAGGCTGGGCGCCCTTGGCGATCCGCTTTAGCAGCGGTGCCAGCATGGCCTGGGCGTCCGCATTCATGGCGTCGGCCGACAGTGCCTCCATGGCGGCATCCAGGGCATCCTGGTCTGGCGCTTCCTCGCCTTCGGCAAACTCGGCCGCCGGCGTGGCGGGTCGGGCCGCTTCGTCCAGGTCGCCGTCCTGCAGGCTGTAGGCGCGCTTGAAGTAGGCGGGGGTCAGCTTGGCGCCAGCCCGCACCAGCTTCTCGTCGCGCTCGGCCAGCACCTTGTCGACCTCTTGCTGCTCCCACATCTCGAACACCGGACGGGCGCCGTCGTTGAAGTTCAGCTCGCACACCCAGCGGATCAGGGTGTTGAAGGCTTCCTGGACGATGGCCTTGTCGCCGTCGCGGATGTCGCGGGTGACCTCCAGCCCGGCCTGGGCCGAGGCGCGGTTGCTGTTGGCCTCGGTGGTCTGGTTCTGGCCCAGCAGCGCGATCGACACTTCGGAGCGGCAGAAGTGCAGCAGCCGCTCATAGACCTCGGTGCTGCCGGTCTTGCCGGCGGCTTCCTTGATATCGACGCTGGAATCGTCAGGGATCACCGCCACGGCGTCCTGCACCATGTCTTCCAGGCGATCGAGCAGCAGGTTGGTCTCGGCGTCCGAGGCGCTGCGCGGGTGCTTGCCGATCACCCAGGGGGCGCCGTATTTCTCGGTGAACTGCACCCAGAACTTGAGGCCGCCCTTCTTGAAGGTGGTCGGCCAGAAGACCATCGAGAGGTCGGCGAAGCCGTAAGGATTGTCGTAGCTCGCGTCCTGGCGCGGCACCAGGAACTTGCGCGCAGGCAGCTCTTCGCCCTTGAGCGGGCTTTGCCTGGTGCGCAGGCGCAGCTGATTCTCCTCGTCGTACACGAACCAGTCGGCCGGTTTGCCGACGATATCGACCGGCACCAGGTAGCCGCCAACCTTGCCCCACATCACTTCCATCGGCTGGTAGCCGTAGAGCACGGCATCCAGCATTTCGGTGATGATCCTGGACAGGTCCAGGTCGGCGAAGATGGCCTCGACCGACTTGGCCACGCGGCTCTTGGCCTTGTCCCGATCCAGCCCCCATTCGAGGGCCTTCACGGCTGCCTTGCGGCGGCGGATGCAGCCGCCCACGTGGGCGTCGGCGCGCAGCTCGCGATAGACCTTGATGTCCTTGCCCAGCGCCTTCAGCACCGGGTCAGGATTGGGCAGATAGGTGCTCAGCCCGTAGAAGTCGATGCTGCGGCTGCGCGTGGCGATCTGGTCGGAAAGCGATTTGCCCGACTCGGCGAACTGGACGAACTCAGTGGGGCTGACCCACATGCCTTTGGTTTTCATTTTGTCTCCCGTGGAGCCGCCTCAAGGGAGGCAAACGCCCCCTCGGGGGGCAGCGAACGATAGTGAGCGTGGGGGGTCATACAAATCCCTGGGTGATTCGGGCGCCGGTGCGACGGCGGCGGGATTTCACCGTCACCGGGCCTTTGTTGATCTCGCGGCTGGCGAAGTAGGCCAGCGCCACGGCCACGGCCGCATCGCCGTGACGCTTGCCCTTGTCCTCGCCGGTCGTTCGGGTGTCTGGGATGCGCGGTACGCCCTTGATGATCTGCACCGTCCGCAGGTCGGCCAGCACGTCCGCATCGCGCGGCAGGCCGTCCAGCGTGCCGTCTTCCAGGGCGGCCTTGACCGGCGGCATGTGTTCCCGATACCAGGACTCGGTCAGCATCACCTGCTGAATGCGGGACGCTCCGTAACGCTGCATGGCCACTTCGGCCAGGAACTGGCCATTGCCCCGCGCATCGAAGGCGCCGCCAGTGAAGCGCGGCAGGCGGTCCATCAGGTAGAAGGCGATCTGCTCCTGCTGGCGGAACGGCACGTTGCGCAGCTCGACCAGGAACGGCACCCGGCGCACCAGGTTCTGCGTCTGGATCAGCGGCACATGCACGGTCAGGTCGCCGCTGCGCCCGAAGTCTTCCCCGTTAAAGGAAATGGCATCGGCCGGCAGGACGGCCAGCAAGGGCGCCAGCTCGGCCTCCAGCCAGTCGCGGCACTCGGCGGTGCGGATGTGGTCGGGCAGCACCTCGAAGCCAGCCTTGCATTCCCAGCGCAGCACCGGCGTGTCGGCCGACATGCGCGATTCGATCAGGGCGCGGGACAGCCAGGCGCCGCCGCCGTTCTTGGGTACGCAGCCGTATTCCTCTTCGGCGCATTCGGTATTCGGCGCGTTCTTGTAGAGGTCGTCGCGCCACTTCTTCTCGGCTTCCGGTGACCAGGTCTGGCCGGTCACGTAGCAAATCCGCTTGTAGAGACCGTCGGCAATGGCGTCATCGAGCGTGATGCGGTGCACGCTGTAATCCTTGCGCCCCTCGCGGGCCTCCTGGATGTACTGGGCGAAGGGGTTGTCCACGCCATTGTGCGTGCTGATCAGCCGCACCTTGTTACCCCACATCGTCAGCGCCAGCGCTGCCTTGAGCAGCTCTTCCAGAGACTCGTGGAAGGCCGCCTCATCAATGACGACATCCCCTTGCAGGCCGCGCAGGTTGGAGGGGCGACTCGACAAAGCCTGGATTTTGAAGCCGGACTTCGGGAAGCGAATCATGTAGGTCAGGATTTCTTCGCTCTTGCCCTCATCCCAAAAGCTTTGCTCGTAGACATCGGCCTCGGCCAGCTCGTTGAATGCCTTGGCGAACAACGCACAAGCGGCGATGTACTCCAGCGCCATTTCCTTCTTGCTGCCGACGTAGAAGGTATTGCAGCCATGACGGCGGCGCGGTTTGGCTGCCTTGACCACGTTGCGACCGGCTTCTGCCCAGGTCAAACCGGTGCGGCGGGATTTCTCCCCGAACATGATCTGGGACTCATCCTCAAACCAGCGCTGCTGATAGCCCAGGAACACCGGCTGGTCGGCCGGAATGGCATCGGCCACTTCCTGCGGCACCACCACCCCGGCAAGCTCCATCTCCTCGGCGAGATTGATCTTGCGGGGTGTGCCAATTGGCTTGAGCGGCGCGTGCTGTTCCTTGGCCATCATTCCTTACCCAGCAGAATGCGACGGATGCGGCTTTCCATCTGCTCGCTCATGCCGTCCGAACCGCGCAGTTCCTGCAGCTTTTCTTCCTGCTCGGCCAGCAACTGCTCGCGGGCTTCGCGCTGGATGCGCGCTTGTTCTTCGAGGCGGAACTTCTTCTGATTCACGCTGGCGCGGGCAAGGGTGGCGATGTTCTTGGCTGCTTTCGACAGCAGGCCGATCCGCTCTGCCGGGTCGATGT